GCTGTAACACCATCTAAGATATTTAGCTCTGCTGCCGTGCTTGTAACTCCATCTAATATATTTAATTCAGCAGCTGTTGAAGTGACAGCAGTTTCATTGATTTGTAATGCTCCATCATCTTTAATATTAATAGAAGCAGAACTAATCTGAAGTATACTTGATGTACCCTCTCCGTCTTCTATATCTCTTAAAGTACCATCTACTCCAGAATTACTATTAGAAATTTGCAGTAAGTCTTTATAGGTATCTGATATTTTTTTACCAGTTAATGTTGCCATTCTTATTCCTTTATGTCAAATTTGTTGGAACTATTCCTCTTGTACCGCCAGTCTTATCCCTTCTTCTTGTTCCATATTTTTGAACTGTTTCTTTATATTCATTCATTGCAAGTTGTGCTGACTGCATTCTTATTGATGCTAGTTCTGCATTATTAGTTCTTGCGGCAGAGTCCATCAACGCTTTTGCCTTCACATAAAGTATTATAGCTGGATGTAAGGTATTATCTAAGTCTATAGCTGCTGTCATTGATGTAAGTTTATCTGGCTCCGCATAGTAAGATATAAGCAAACCATTTGTAATTAAATCAGAACCAGAACCAATAATAGGAGCTTTATAATTACCTTTAGCAGTTAATGTTGTGCCACCATCTCCACCTGTTGTAGCTATTGCTATTTTATCTCCTTCAATCCACCAAACAAAATTTGCTGAAGGGTCTTTGAATGTGCTACTTACTGCCGCCATAATTACTCCGTATCTGTTATCTTAGTTTCTTGGTTTACTAATCTAGGTATTATAATATACTCTGAATCAGAGTTTAGAATACCACATCTAAAAACCTTATTTATCGTTACATCTCTATCGTCATCTAAACCATACCATGTTTGTCCATTCACTAGGTTTGTTTTTGCATATTCTGTTTTTAAGGAGTATTGTCCTAAATCTATTAATGCTTCGTTGATAAGATTCAATACATAGTTTTCTGATACATCAGGTACTGCCTGTTGTACTCTACTAAGTATTTGTTTTCCATTAAATTCTATTGCTGCCATTATAAGTCCTCATAATTATTCGTTACGTTTTGCCAAAGAATGTTACCATCTGCCCAAAACTTGAATTGTTCCAAAGTTTCTGTCCAGCTAGTAGAAGGTGCTATTACTTGCTCACTCCAAGTGGTAGCAACAACATCTAAATCTTCTGTCCATGTAGAAATTGGACTTATAACCTGCTCACTCCAAGTAGTAGAAACAACGTCTAAATCTTCTGTCCAAGAGCTAGAAGGTGCTATAGTTTGTTTTGTCCAGCTTGTAGTAACAGCCATTATCTAGCATCCTTTTGTAGTTTTCTTTCATCTATTTCTTCTACTCCTAAAAGCTGTAATGCCTCTTTATACTGAGCATCTACTATTGCATATTGATTACTATAAGATGCTGCCATCTCTATATCTTCATCTACATTAGCATCTGAAACTTTTCTTTCTATAGCTTGCCTTGCAGCATACAATGTTACTGCATACTCTGCTTCGTCTGGAAAATTATCTATGTCTGTAGCACCGTGTAAAACTGCAATGTCTGTATTAATAGCAATTAACCTACTATGATTACTGCTAACCACTGTAGGAAATATATTCAAAACTTTGTCATATATAATATATGCTGGGTCGCTTGTTGAAGCTGCTTCCATATAATTTGAATCGCTTACTTTACCCATCATTGATGGTGGTAATTTTCTACAAGGCATAGCTACACCGCTATTATTTTCATCTCTTCTTAATACGCTTAATATTCTTCTTCCTTCAACATCTACAGTATTTGTAAAATTTTCATTGCTAGCTATTCTATCTAGTTTGTGTATAGGTATAGCATTTAATACTAACCTAGCACCAGCTGTAAGCCAGTCAGATAACGCATCATTTTCTGTGGTTCCAAAACCTGTTATTGCATCTACTTGGTCTTTAAATGATTCGGCCATTATTCTCCCTTACCTCACTCTAATATTATTTAATGTTTTTATATTCTTATTGTTGGTGATACTATCTACCGACTTTAACGGCGGAAAATAAACTGAAGAAAAAGCTCTACGTGCATTATCTAATACCTCTTGTTCGCTTGCTCCTGCGTCATTTGCTGGATTTGTATGGTGTATATCTAAATACGCATTTATAGCGGTTTCCATATCCCCTTCAAATATTCCTTGTAAATAATCATCGCTTCCTGGAGCTGCAAGAAAATTTCCTAAAAATAAAGCATCTTGGTCTGAAGGTTGTAATAAACTAGCTTGTCTATGACCTCTAAAATCTTCTCCAAATGGAACTTCTTCCCCAAGAAGACTTTCTGTTCTATTAATTGCGGTAATACTTGCAGGGTGTTTTCCTTGAACATATTCATCTGGACCTCTAAGAAATTGATAGCCTCCGCTAGCTGTGGAAGATTCAGATTCTGCTCCATATTTTCCACTACTTTCTGACAAGAGAGTACCTTTCATAAATTTATCCATATTTTCTCTATACATATCCATTTCATTTATTTCAGTTTCTGGATTATCTTCCATTTTAAGCCTATCTAATGTTTTATTTACAAGCCTAGTGCTTAAAGACTCTTTATATTCTTCGTTTGTTATAGCACCATTTAATACTTTATTGATTGGATGAAAAAACTTATTATAAAGGTCTTCTATAACAGAGCTTTGCTTCTTTCTACCTTGTTCATGCATATCTAAAAGGTCAATCATTTTTTCTTCCTAACTACTTTCTTTTTCTTTTTTTTACTCATAGCATACTTTCTTCTTTTGCCATTAAGCTTTGAGCTTTTAATTGTTCCATACATTATTTATCTTCTCCAAATATCATGCTATCTATTTTCTTTGCACGTTCTTTTTCATTCTTTTTATTAGTTCTTTCTATGTGTTTATCCATACTCATAGTTCCAAAATCTATTTGGTCTTTTCTAATAGCAGTTGCCATTGGCGTATCTCTTAAAACAAATTGAGTGCTCCACTTTGGAGGGTGTGCTCTCAACCCGCAAGAAGGACAATTAAATAGCCCATCCTTGTTAGGTTTGTTACAGTGTTGACACTTACTCATCTATTAAGTGTATAGTATAATGTAGGCTACTCTAGTTGCATCAAGCTTTACTACTGAAATATCTATAATTGCTTGACTAGTGCTATCTAAAGCATTTACTGCTGCTTTAATATCTGCTGCTAAAGAGCCAGATACTGAATCTGCTGCACTGCTTATATCGTTAATAACTATTTTTACATTTGAGTTATATACTGCCATTGTATTCTCCTATTAGTTTAAAATTCTTTTTGGATTTTGGGGTTGTACCTTTATACGAACAACCCCACAGTATCCAATACTGTTAATCCTCACGGATTAGTTTATGATATAGTAACATGTGCTACATCGTGTGCTAGAGCTTTTGCAAAGTAATTAATACCATTACAAAAGATTTCTACTTGGTCACCTAATGCTGCACCACTGATAAATACGATTTCATCAACTGCAGATTCTGCTGAACTACCTGCTGAAGCATCTGCTCCAACTGTTACACCAACGATAGTATCTTCGTCAGTATTGTTAGCAATAGTAACTGCGTTAGAAGCTACTGTTGATAAAACAAATTTACAATGCCAGCCAGCACCAGCTGTAGCTGCTAAAGGTAAAGTAATCTCATAGGCAGATGCCTGATTAACTCCGAATACTTTTCCTGAATCAGCTGCAGTTAGCGTTCTTGCTGCTGCAATTTGTTCGTATTTTAGTTTTAAGTCACTTGAACCACTATTCTGTTCTAAATATGCACTTCTCATTTTATTACACTCCTTCTAAGTTAATTAAGTAGTGTGATTCTGGAAGACATACTTCTAGTCCAGCTTCAGTAATAATCATGTCTTTTCTTAAGTCCTCATCTGCAGCTTGTACATTTGTTTGAACTTGAGTATCACGATTGATTCCATTACCTACTAATGGTCTATAGTATACTTTACTCATATCAGCCATACACATCATACCAGATGAATGTCCTCTGAATAGAGGTTCTTTCACTAGATATACTGAACCGTGAACTGTATTAATCTCCATTAACTGGTGACCATACTGTCCTGATAGTTCATCCATATTGATTTGGTATTGTGTACTAGCAGTTGATATATCAGAAAACGAGCCGTTACCCATTTTGTTAAAGAAGGAAATAACAGGAAGAGAAGCTAATGCTAATCTTTCGTTGCTTCCGCCTCTAGCAGGGTCAAACAATACTTCAAAGTCTGATAATAGTCTATCATATGTAAGCTCTGCAGCTTTTGCAGTTCTGAAGTATGCTTTACCTGAAGTATATGATAAATCAGATGTACCGCCTACTACTGTACTGTTTTTAATGATGTGACCTACTAGACCTTCTGAGTATTGTACTCCGCCTACTTTTGCTTTCTGATTGAAAAGAAATGCTCTTTCCATATCAATTTTGTGTTCTCTCATTTTTTGAGCTAACACTCTTTCAAACTCATTAGATACTCCACGTAGTTGTGTAGCATATGCTGTGTTTGAAATCTCAGCAGCTGTTTTGAAAATCTGGGTATACCCATAATTATCTTCCATACTGTCTGAGAAAACGTCTGGTGCTCCAGAACCTTCTGCGTAAGCTGTACCAATGATTTGAGCTCTCTTATTATCTAAAAGCTTATTTGCATTAGTAGCAGTAGATGATACAGAAATAACTTTACCTGTGAAAGTTGTATCTGAACTATTCTGAACTGGTGCATCTTCTACTCTAACTACTATGTTAGCGTAAGTTGCATCGTCTTCAGTTCCACCTAATGTTCTTACAGCAAAGACCATTCCTTTTACAAGGAAGTCTACTGCGGCACCCGCAGGGGTGTCTACAGTAAAGGATACGGTATCGCCAGAAGCTTGTGTTGCACTACTATCGTGATTACCTTTTAAAAGGAACTCTCTACTTGTATAATTAATCTTTGTTCTATCTTCAAGATAACGAAACAAAGAATCATCCGTAGGGAGTTTAGCAGTTTTGCTCAGATATACGAAGAAAGGACTTTCTTCAGGTGCTAGTTCAGCAATCCTATCAGAAAAGTTATATAATCTTCTTCTATCTGGAGCAACTCCATAATCAGCAGCAGTAGTGGTTTGTGTCAAGTTCGTTGACTTGATTTGTCCGCTTATTGCCATTGTATTCTCCTATTTTTTACTATTACGTTTTATTCCTCTGCTAATGCTACCAGAGTTAGCCGCATTCAGAATTTGGTCCCACATTCCATCTTGTTCAGACTTGGTAGGAATACTTCCTCCTTGTAATACACCTGCAGTTCTAGCTTGATTCGTTGTGTCTGGCTTTTTGATGACTGGTTCTTTGTATTCGCCCTTGTTCATCTTGTATAGTTTTACCAGGTTCTCCAAAGGAACTTGTTCTTTTGGCTGCTGTGTGAATTGCATAAATTCTTGCACTTCATCAGACTTCATACCAAAATCACTCTTCAAAGTGTTTACGGTTTGAGAAAGAAACTGTTTCTGTTCTTGCCCTCTCATAGCATTATTTACAGCACTGTTTATCCTAGCCTCTTCTTGGCTCACACGATGTTCGTATGATGAAGAACCAGGTTTGTTGTACGCTTCCCACGGATTGAACTCGTCTTCGTTTAACTGTTGTGCTTCAGTTGTTTTATTCTCACCATTGTTTCCGACAATATTATCTCTTAAAGTCTCTACAAGGTCAGGTCGTTGCTCTAGTAAATTAATTAAAGGTTTGTATTGGCTTAGATGCTTACTTTCAGATTCAGCTCTATCATACATAGACTGAAACTTTTTAGCTTCTTTTTCCCAATTCATATCTTCATTCATTTCTAAAGTACCCTCTTGTTGAGACTCAGCTTGAACCTTATCCATAGATTCTGAAGCTTGAGTATCGGTTGTTGATGTTTCATTACTCATATTAATCTCCTTTGATGTCTAGTCCTTGTCTTTAGAAGAACTACGCATTTGAGATTCAATTACTTTTATCTCTCCACGTAATTTCTCAAGTTCCAGCAACACCTTGTCGTTTAACTTGTTTTTACTAACACGCCTATCGGCAGTGGCGTTAGATTCTATATCTCTTAAACGAGTCTTAAATTTCTCAACTTCAGTTCGTTTTCTATCAGATATAGACTCTCTTGTAGCCGTTTGCAGGTCTCCCTGTAAATTCTTTATTTCTTCTCCCATTGCACCTATTTGTTGTTCCATAGCTGCACGCTCGTTCATACGAGACAAGATACCTTCTTTGTCAAAGATGTCTGGGTTTTTCTTTAACACTTCCACTTGGTCAACAATTCCCATTTGGTATGCTTCCATATAAACAGCAAGTTCAGCATATTTACTTGTTGGTAGTGTAGAACCAGACTCAATACCTACATCATGCTGTTCTAGGTTATGTTTATCTTTCTTTAAATCAAATACAACTCTTGTTTTATCTGTATAAATTTGAGCTAACATTTCTGTAATATCGTTATTAGGTTGAACTAAACGCATTAGCTTTGGAACATCATAATGTGTTTTAGCATAATTATACATTACTTTACCTAATCTCTTAATACTAAATTCTATATCTCTTAATTTTGATTTAGGTCTTTCGCTACCAAGAGCAATAATTCTTTCTGTCCCTCTTGCAGTATCTGGAGCTTTGTCTCCAACTCCTTGCATTATTTCTGGAATACCAAAAATAAAGTTTATATAAAATTCACACTGCTGTATCAACCTATAAAACTCTCCAGTTAGAGGTTGTGGAGCTGGATAATGAGGTTCTCCTTGAGAAGAGTCAACCTCTATTACTGCATTTGGATTAGCCCAATCTTTTTCTAACTGAGATAAATTTTCTACACTTCCTAAAGGAACCATAAGCTTTAAACCTGCAGAAGCTTGTGCGTGAGATAGTGCTAAGGACCATAACTTATTTAGCAAACGCTGCATTGGTCTCGCCCTGGAGACATCAGAACGAGGATAAGGAGTTTGTGTCCAAACATTTGCTATAGGTACTATTGGGTAAACGTCAGTGTTTAATATTGCCTCATATAGCACTACCTCACCAATAGTTGCTACAACCTTAATCCTATTTTGGTAGACTTGAGTTATGTCTATCAAGCCTTTCTCTATTAATTTTTTATTACTTTCTAAAAATATCTTAAAGTCAGATTCATCAACAATAAATTCTTTTCCATTTTGGTTGTCTAATAATCTATAATATGGAACTTTTACTTTATAGAACCTTTCTAATATCTGAAATCTTTTATAATTCTGTTCTGTATACCCTCTAACAACATCAGGTGTGTAGCTATTGGTAGAATTTTTATTGACATTGCTTGGATACTCGTCATCTTTAGAGTATGCAGATATTTGGTCAATTAACCTATCAATAGGCTCTCCAGTTTCTTCGTCAACTCCAGCACCAAGCTCTGGATATAAATTTAATACCTGGTCTTCAGTTAATATTGTTGACAGAATAATATTGTCAGCATCAGTAAAAAATCTATCTCTTGAAGAAGCTGGTACATAAACTCTAAACGGGTCAAGGTATGAGAACTTTATATCTCCTTTACCAAAATCGGAGTCATAATCAATATATGTATACAAAAAACCAAGTCCCAATACGCAATAATCATGTATTGCTTGTTTAACTTGAGCATCTCCTTCTGAGTTCTGCCAAGCAAACCCCATCACTTCTCTCCATACATAAGCTAGTGAAGTGTCAGAATCTTCTCTAGGAACCACTGTAAAGGTAGGTGGTCTAGCAGTAAGCATACTTTTTAACCTCTCTACCGCTGGAGATATTCTATCCATAGGAACATCTGCTTGGTTTCGTGAGGCTAATTCATTTGACTCATTCTGAGTAAAATGATTCCCTAAATAAAAATCTAAATCCTGTCTAGCGTCATTTTCCCAAGCCTGTCTATCATTCTTGTACCTGTCAAACAGTTCTTGATTCTTTAACGCTCTTTTGTCATATTCCATAAAGTTCCTTAAAAAGAGATATAATTATTCGTTGAAATTTACAAATTTTGCCATTCGGTAGGCAAGAACTATCAGTCAATAGACCCAGTTATCCAATTATATATCTTATTTTTTTTAATATTAACGTTCTTTTCTATATTTTCTGCAAAGTTTTTTGCTTCAATAGCCGTACTACTAGGTGCTTTAGCAAAGTAATCTGCATAATATAAAGCATCCATCAAGTCATCGTTCTTTGGTTTTGGATGTTCAAACAGTTCGTCTACTATTTCAGTCATATGTTTCTTGATGTAAAGTTTTTTAGAATTAACAATAGGTCCAAGAGATGTTTCTAGCCTATCTTCTTTCTTAATTCCATAGGGAGGTTTTACCCCTTTAAATATTCCAGGTAATAATCTTCTGTCTTTTACAGATATTCTTGTTGTCATATCTCTTACCATCTCTTGTGCTGCTACAGTTTCAATAGTAACCCTTCTTACTGGGTGGTAATCTCTGGCCATACCTACAATTTTATCGGCCATATCAAACGCTGGTATCTTTTCTCTAAAATAGTCTAATATATATCTATTTTTGTTAGCATCAATACCCATAACAAGAATAACTTGATAGTCAGATGTCTTTGTTGCTGTTGCAGCAAGGTCAACCCCTAGGTAAACATTTATAGGAATTGCTTCTTTATTGTCTATGAGATAAGCATAGTTACCTTTTACTTCAAATTTGTGGTTGTAATACTGGATTCTATCAACTTTAAAAGCGGCAGAAGACGAATCTCTAGCATCATTCATATATTCTTGAGCAAACTTATTAACAAGTCCAGCTTCAATAAATTCTTTTCTTTTATTATCTAACTTCTTTAAAGAGAATTGTTCTGGCCATAATGGCTTTCCATCTTCAATAGCTCTATGGAAAGTAACATCCCACGGGTAACTACGATTATCTTTTTTAGCATCTTTATGTCCGTCAATAATATTTTGCAAGAAAGAATCATAATGAACAATAGTTCCAGTCAACCAAATCCAACCTTCATTGCCTGGTGTCTCTTCTAGTGATGGGTATACAGTAGATACAATCCATTTCTTTAGCTCTGCTCTTCTCTCTGGGGTTTTAGTATTTAACTCTGATTCAAAATCATCAAGGATGATACCAGTATATCTAACTCCTACTTCTGCTCTACCACGAAGCCTTTGAGCAGAACCTTTAGCAATTATTCTGTCACCTTTAGGAGTAACAATATCTTTTTCTGTCCATCGTTTTCCTACGCTACCACCATCCATATTACCAAAGTAATAACGAATCATTTCGTTTTCTTCAAAGTGGTGTCGTATATATTTTAAATGGTCAACAGATTGTCCCTGCTCTTCAGATACCCAGGCCACAAAATTTTGCTTATCTGTTTCTGCAAATAAAAACTTATGCATAATAGCAGCTTTAGATAAGATACTCTTACCCATACCACGAGGAATAATATTACAAATACGAGCTCCAGGTTT